CTATATAGGGGTACTGCTCAGAAAGGGATACAACCCAATCTTGCAAATTCTGCGACATATGCGGGAAATCTGCAATATGTTCACGATGGTTTGTGTCGCCGCGCAGAAATCTAGCTAGATGCATATCTGGCATTGCATCTATTTCGTCAAGTATAGATTGAGATGGATTGCATATTTCAAAAAACTTATTTGAGATAATTGCCATTGGATGCTCGGAGTTAAATGGCTCACCAGAAATAAGTTGCCATTCCCTTAAGTTTTTAAGTAATTCAGACATTGAATGGCCGTGCCAAGTTGCAGAACATGCGCCATCGTCTTCCATCTGGCGAGACTGTTCCATCCCATTAGGGCCCATGGCCTGAACTTCAACATATGTAATGAAGAAATGTGGAGACGCGTCTATGACATTTACGAAACGCTTGATATTATCGAGCCTAAACTCGTAGTCAGAATACGGAGATTTTTTATTTAACATCGATGCTTCGTGTTCGTACTCTGTATTTGCCGTTGGCCATATTGGCGCATAGGAAAGATTGTCGCAGCGAGCTATGTCAGGAGCATTTACGCCAGCGACTAAAAGCTGACTTTTCTGTATAGAAAAGAATCCGAAATTATTAAGCGATGGCGGACGTAGGAGGGTTTCTCTTTCAAGCATTATTTAGCTCCGCAAGTTTTTGTTGGGCAGCGTGAAGCGATTTGCATTTGTTTTCTATATCGAGCAAGTGCGGAAATGGAACGCCAGAATCATCTAGGGGAGCTGTAAAAGAAGAATAATCCAATTCATCTGGGTCCATGCCAAATTTTAGAGACAGATAATATATTTCAGAAGCCAAAAGATACGTCAGCTTTTCCAGGGCTGCTTTTTTGTCATCTGTTGTCAGAAATTGTTCAATCCCCATGCCAAACCTACTTACGCCTCAGGACTCTATTTATTATTCCATGTTTTTCTGGGCACTCGGCCAAAGCCTTGTCGACCGTTATTCCATGACGCCTATATGGACCGGCGGTTCCCCCGCGCGGAGCTATGCTCCCCATCCCAAATCCGCGAGTAGCCACGTACTTGTAATCTGACTCATCTGCAAAATCAATTTCAGAAAAATCGGCACTTCGCTTGAACGGAATGAGCTGAGCTATTGGTGTTCCAAATGGGATTGTAAATGCTGCGTCGCTCGTTATGTTGAGAACAATATTTGCAGTGTGGTAATAATCCGTGTGCACAATTGCTGGGACAACAGAAAAGTTAGGATTTGGCTCCCAGTACAAAGGCAGGAGCAGCGTTGACCATCCCGGTGCTGTTTCAATTCTCCATGGATTAACCAGCTTAGGGTACTGTCCTTCCTCTATCTTCCTCATGGCGGTCATTGGGCACGAACCGGTCGAATCAAAACCGAATCCCTGTACCTGCCCTATGTCTGCAGGAGGTGAGTAGTCATCAGAGCCAGTCTCCCAGAACATCCCGCTTTCGTGCGGCCTGAACCTATAGTTGGTCCACAGCGGCAACGTAACACCGGCGGCGAGCAAGTCGATTGTCCCAGCACATCTCCTAATAGAGCCAGGGTGCTTGCCTATTCTTTTAAACCAGGTTGGAGGATTTCCGATTGTATTAACAGTTGGGGCACAGTCAAGCATTCTGTTGTCGGGAGGGGTGAACCTTATCTGCCCTGGCTTTAGTTTCGGCTTGTGTCTCATCTGCTGCTCCATTCCTGGTCTAGTCGAGCAGTTTCCCTCAGTGCCGCCGCATGGTCGACTAATTCGTGATTATTGCGGGCCTGGCGCAACTTGTCTATTTCTGAACTAATACGCTCGCGCAGTCCCATCCTGTTGATAGTCAAACTACAAGGAGTAGTGGTAATGACTCCCTGTCCTTGCGCGACATGGGCTAGGTGGGGGGACATAAACATTTCGCCATTGTTGTTAGGTATGTCATACCGAGTAGGCGGCCGCTCTTTCCAAAGTTCCAAAAGTTCCTCTAGCTCTGGGTTTATCGGCATATCCGCCATTGCGCGCCAGAATGGGGTATCTACTCTGTCCGAATAGTAGTGAAGGCGAATCATTGTCAAAATATTGCGCATTAACGTCGAAAATGACTTGTTGAAATGTTTTTGTGATGCCGTATTCCCTGGCTGATATGCGGCCACATATGGGACGATTTGTTTTATTTGCTGGATAGTTGACCCAATGCTCGTTGCTTCTAGGGGCTCAACAAAGCTAGATGCCAAGCCAATAGCGCAACAATTTTTAACCCAACAATTTTTTAAATACCCAGCATCAAACCTGAAATGACGGTTTTTTTCTATTGCGTATCCAGACTTTTGGGAAGCCTGATGTACAGCCTGTTCCTCATCGCAGAATTGCGAGCTGAACACGTAACCATTGCCACGACGCTCTTGAGTTGGTATTTCCCACATCCAACCCGAATCCATTGCCATTGCTCTCGTATACCCGCGTATCTGGCCGCTTGGGTCGCTTTCTGTTGGAAAAGCAATAGCGCTATCGCACAAAAGGTATTTTGAGTACGATTCCCAATCTGCAGAACCAATTGAATTCATTAAAACGCGGTTGAAGCCAGTCGCATCAAAGAAAAAATCACCAGGTATTTCAGTGCCGTCATCAAGTACCAGTGATTCAATATCTCCTGTGTCGCTATTCGTTTTGACAGTAGAAATTTCGGCGTCGACAAACCGTATACGCCTATTAAACGCAAGCGATGTCAAAAACTCGTTCAATTTGAAAGTATCGAAATGATACTGGTTTGTAGAGTTATGCAAATTTTGACGGCTAATTTTATTTCGTATTAAGCCAATGCTGGAAGTTTGATTCGTGAGCAATTTTTCTTGTTCAAAGAATCCAACATATGTTGCATGTACACCAAAAGCAAATATGTCATCGGACCCAGAAATACTATGAAAGTAGTCTGGTGTATGTGTTGACCAGTCTTCAAACCTAATTCCATATTTATGAGTTGCCGCCGTGTCGACAATCATGCGTTCAAGAGGAATATCACAAAGCTCCATGAAACTGCGCCAGTGTTCGGTGCTTCCCTCCCCCACGCCGATTATCCCAATTTTGGATGACGAGACTATGGTTATTGGCAAGTCGGGAAAAGCTCTACGCAAAATTAGGGATGCTAGTAACCCGGCTGTTCCTGAACCAGCTATGACAATACTGAAAGGTCTATCTTGCATAAATTTTCCTTATTTGAACCATGTGACAAGCGAATACTTTATTCCACCCGTTACAGGGTGAGCGATATGTGCATACGGGAAATTGGCTGGGAAACAAACGACAGTTCCGCATTTTGGCTCTACAGAAAAGTCGAAAAGTGGAAACTCCAGTTCGCCACCAGACTCCGGAGACAATATGAATGCAACCATACTCCAAACACGCGAGTTGTCTGGCCCATGGTCATGATGGGCGTGATACTCTCCACCGCCGATGTACTTCAATAGTCCATACGGTTCGTGTGCCCCATGTGGCAATAAATGCTGTAGCCGATAATCGGCGGTAGCCATTTCTATAGGGTTTCGTATGTCGGATGTGAAAATCTCAGATAGTTCTGTAGGTTCGTATGGTGGCATCAAGGGAATCATTGAGCACGATAGGGAAGTCCTGTGCTGCGTAACTTGCCCTATCTCACCCACGGCAGACTGCGTCCACGATAGGTCGCTAAACCCGGATTTTATTTCTTTCTCTATCGCATCAATAAAGTTTGATGCGGCAGATTCTGTAAATACGTCTGTATATATAGAAATAGCTGTTGCTGGTGAGTGGTGTTTCATTGGACGTAAATTTCTCCTGTTAGATATTCTGTTCCGCAGTTTATTATTGAATAACGGACAGTTCCCACAGACTCAAATCTGGGGCGAAACAGAATCTTGTGGGTTTCCCGAAGCCTAGGTTTCAGTGTAAATGATTCATCATTTAGCACATATTCCATGCGGGCGTCATTGCAAAAAACAGTGAATTCGTCTGTTATGTCGACCATATGTACATACCCAACACGAGCCTGCTCAGGTGCGTCTAAAAACCTATGCTCAGGCATGGCGGCAAAAGTAATTAAATCGCTATGAATCCCATCATCTTCTGAACCAAGAACTATAGACAGACAGCTGTCCATAGCCATCTCTAGCGCTTTCTGCGGTGGATTTTCTCCATCATGGAGATTATGTGGGACGTATACAAATCGCTTCACGCGACCAGGCTACTACATAGCTGCGAGCTTGGTCTCCACCATCGAAAGTGCATTAACAAGAGAATCTAGACGCATTTTTTCGCCCATCATGAGGTCGCTCACTTCAGTCACGCCATGCTCATACGTATCTGGGTCAAGCCCCATGCGAATCAAAATATTAAAAATGTCTGTTGACAAGTTTGATTTTGCTGCCTGAAGAGCAGAAAGTTTTTGCTGAGTGCTTAAATTGAGTTCCATGTTTTCTCCTGTTTAACTTATTAAAACATACGCTGCGCCTGAACTGGCGGTAAACGAATTTTCTCCAGCCCCAAGCAAGCCAGCATTTGTATTGTAAGTTATTGACGGACTAATCTCTCGAGTAACAATTATAACCGCTCCTCCCCCGCCGCCGCCGCCACGTTTTCCTGTCTGGCCAATTTGCGCAGGGGCACCTCTGCCATGAGAGGCATCGTTTACGCCACCAGCGCCTCCTGCGTATACGGTGTCTGGATTTGGGTGCGACGTTGGAGCAACGTGATTATGACTATATGTAGCGTTGTGGTTGGGGTGATGTGAATGGCCTCCACGAGTAGGGGAATGCCCGTTGGAGTGGGTTGAAATATCCTTATGCGTGTGGCCGTCATGTCCGCCAACATTCCCGTGCCATACACCCGAGTGATGGTGGCCGTATGGGGAGCCATGTGAGTGGCCATGCGGCCCACCATTGGGCTTGCTATGCCAATGCCCAAAATGGTAGTGGTGGCTTATTTGAAAATAGGCATGCCAGTGATGGCCGTCGTAATGGTGCATACCCCCATGAGGCCCGTCATTGTGAGGGTGGTGCCAATGTCCACCATGGTGGTGGTGTGGAGTCGCATGGTGATGTGGGGTGCCATGATGGTGTGGGGTGCCATGGTGATGTGGGGTGGTATGGGCGACATGCGCACCATGTTTATAGTCCGGCGCATGCACGTGTTCCTGGACGTGTTGTTGAACATGTTGCTGTACGTGCTGACGGGCGGCATGTAAGTGGGCGTCTGAGTGATTAGTTTGATGATGGTGGTGCGAAGGGTTTAGGGTTGGCGGATTGGGGTGAGAAGTAGCAGGGTTTGTATGCGTTAGATTGGGGGCGGCAGCACCATTTGCACCACCAGGAGCGCCGCCGGAGCCAGCCGAGCCAGCCGAGCCAGCCGAGCCATCTATTCCTAGAGACACAAACTGACCACTTCCCGTTATGGTGTTTGCAATAACTGCGACTACGCCACCGCCAGCTCCACCCGCGCCGCCAGCTCCACCTGGTCCTGCTGTTGCACCAGTGGCTGTTCCATCCGGTGCGGGATAACCTTTCCCGCCGGATGCTCCAATAATATTCGCATTGGGGGCATATCCACCAGGGCTTCCTTCTTTACCAGCTTTATTTGGCCAACTAGCAGAGTTGGTTAGAGCTGGTGTCGACGCTCCCGTTGCACCCTGCGAGCCTCGAGAACCTCCGGCAATCACAGCAGTATTCCCGGATACGCCAGAAGTGAAGACCCCACCAATCATAGTGTCTACGGATTTATATAAGTACGCAGGCAATACAGACACGTTTGGGTTTGTGTTGCCACCGCCCTGGCCGCCCAGTCTGTAAGTAATTGACGAAGTAGTGCTTCCAGATACTGTTCCGGGGGAGGTAGCAGATGTTGGGTTAGTAACGCCACCACTTCCATTTGCAAGACCCAACCCTATGAAGCCATTGTTTGTAAGTGTGCCTTTTACAAATATCCTAAACCCGTTTGTATTCAGGACAACCCCAGAGTTAACGGTTAGGTTGTTGTAGTACATGTCGGATGTCAGTGTTGTGTTTGTTGAAACGGTTACGTTTCCGTCCTGGCCGTTTCCATATATGGCTATCCCACCAGCACGTTGTTCAAGCTTGTTATTGATTCGGAGAAGGCCAGTTTCTAGTTCGCGCGTCATATTATGAAACTCTTATATATATAGATGTTCCCGCATTTTGGCCGCTTACATCTGTTGAAACATTTGATGGCAATTGCTCACCGGAAGAAATAACAATTACTACACCACCGCCAGCAGGAGGTGTTGCTGGAGCTGCTATTTTAGAGTTTGTTGTCGTCGCAGAACTTGTTATATACCTAGCGGCAACAATTACTACCCCACCGCCAGCTTGGCCAACTCCTCCTGCACCGCCACGCAAGAATAGGGGGCTTGATTGCGACGCTGAAATAGCCCAACCTCTTATTGCATTATGCGCCTGGTAGTAGTATTTAGCACCACCAACAGATGCAGCAGGAAGTGTCGCCGACAAAGTTGCGGATGCGCCGCCAAGACTGTTGGTTACAGCCTCAAGCAGTGTTCCACCTCCGGCTATTGTTCCGGTAGCAGAAGAGCCTGTAGTAAAACCTATTACGGAACCATTGTGCAATTGCAGTAAGTTTTTAACAAACAAACGATATCCGCCAGTGTTTAAAACAACATTCGCACCAATTGTTAGGTTGTTGTAGTACATGTCTGCGGTAAGTGTGGTGTTGCTGGATATTGTCGCATCACCGTCGGCCCCAGTTCCATATATTGGGTCGGCATACTGCGTGAACGAGCCAAGAAGGTTTGCAGACGTATAGCCCTCTTCTTGCGCTATATCAGCAAGAGAGCGGTTCATTCGCCTAAAACTAAATCTTGACCTATTGGCCATTACGACTCCACTATGCCCGTAAATACGGCGTTAACAACGTTCCCCGTACTAGCGCTTGCCCAAACTTTATATCCACTAGGAACAAATAAATCAGGAGTAAGCATGATTGTTTCTTGCGCCGTCATGCTGAGCTCATGAAAAATTCTATTAGCTGCAGCAGTAGATGATGCCCCAGAGTTCGTTAAAGAAATACGAACAGTCACTGTCGACGAACTTGTATTGCAAAGAATAATCTGCGTAACCAGCGTGTCGGCCGATGCCGTAATAGTGGCCGATTCGCTTGCGTGAACAGGCAACTGTGCTTGAGTCAAGAGTGATTGTACTAATTCCATGATGCTCCTATATCTTTATGATGTAGTTAAGAACTATGTAAGGCTGGAGATTCCCGGCATTGCCGCCACCAGAAGAGCCGGTGTATTCAGTCGAAGATATACCTGTCGTGAATGTATGTGAGTGAGCTGTTCCAGCTTGACTTGTTCTTGTGTAGTTTGTAAGACCGCCAACTGTATATTGAGAGCCAAAGTTAACGGCTGCTCCACCATCTGGCGTATAGTCGACATAGTTGTGAACGTGAGCACCTTCTGTATTTGTCGTCCCCGTATGGGTATGTGCTGCGCCAGGGTGAGTGTGTGCCTGTAGTTCTTTATGCCCCCCCGTTTCGCCAAGGGCATCAAAAGACGTATCTCCAGAATCAAGTCCTACAGGAACTTTTCCTTTTAGATTAGGAACATTAAACGTTGTTGAACCATCGCCGGAACCATACAGAGTCCCTATGGCAGTGAAGAGGCTTGCATAAGTTGTCCTTGATATCGCCTGGCCATCACAAAGGACCCACCCATCAGGTATTGACAATCCTGCAAACATTGAAATCATTCCAGGAGGCGAGTACCAAGAGCCTTCTTGACTATCTAGAAGGTCAGAGTTTAGGTTTGAAACTTTCGTAGTTGAAGATACTGTTAGTGGTGCAGTGCCAGTAGGTTGCGTTAGTTCAATCTTTAAAGCCTTAATTGGGGCATCTTGATAAGAGGCATGAGCAACATTGATGTCTGCCCCTGGCTCTTCCGTATAACCCTGAAAGAATTTAAATGTCCCATCTGTGGCGTCACGAAACATACCAGCATGCTTATAGGTGCCGTCGTTATAGTTTCCAGCAATACCAAGGTCTGGATTTGTTATCGTGCTGCCGTCATTTAGATAAATAAACGCATCTTCGACCGCAAGGTTTGTTTCATTAACGGTATTTAATGTCCCAGAAACAGTTAAATCACCAGTAATAGTTAAATTATGAAATTCGACGTCATCAGTAGTTGCTACTGCTTGACCTATTGAGATGGTGGGTGTGGCTGTTTCACCAGAATTATTAGCTAGCGCAACACCTGTTCCGGCAACGAGAGAAGCAACGTAGTCTCCAGTTGTTTGTGTTCCAAGAGTAATGGCTAGGTCGGATTTAACAACTTCGGTGACTTGGCCGTATGAGTTAGTAGAAATATCATGTATATACTGAGTCTTTGACCCAGCAATTCCATTTGTTCTTGAAACAGTATCCAGGCTTACTGTTGGGCTAGAACCTTCTCCGGGGGTGTGGGTAACAATTATCCCCGACCCAGCTGTTAAGTCAGAGACATAGCTCCCTGTCGTATCGGTCCCAAGGGCAATAGTCCCAAGGAGAGCAACTGTGCCACTCGCGTCCTGAAGAGTCACTGTTCTATCTGCAGTAGCATCAGTGGCAACAATTACTGTTTTATAATCATTGGCTGTGCCTTCGATAATTAACGATGTTCCGACTGTTGCAGAACCGGTAATTGTTAGGGCTGCGAATGTTGGCGAATCTCCTGTTCCGACTGCTTGGCCAATGGCAATTGTTGGGGTAACACCCTCGCCAGAGCCACTAGTTACGGTCACTCCGGTACCTGCGTTGACTGCCTCAACATAGTCACCGGTTGTTGAAGCGCCTAGCTCGATAGAACCTGCTGACGTCGAGATTACGTCTATAACGCCAGATTCAGTGACTCTAAAAACAGAGTTGCCTGCCTCATCCTTAATGTCAAGTAATGCTCCAGTTGATTCTGAATCAGCTTTTTGGATAACGAAAGAATCGTCCCCGATAGTAAATATGGGGGCCGAATCAAATCTTTTCCGCTTAAATAGAGGCATAGACAATCCTTAAAACCAGCGTTCTACTCTAATTATGGCATAGTAGAACACCGCCACGGTCCACAAATCCCACGCTCTAAATGCGTAGTGTCAATAATTGACGAGTCTATTCAGATGCATCTGGTGCAGTATTTTGCCCAGCGGTCATCATCTTATTTAATTCTACGACGAGCTGGGAAACACGAGCCTGCAGCACGATGTTTTCCATAGTTAGCGAGTGAATGCGCTTTGACATCTCGTCAATAATTACTTGTGGATTTAGTTCCATGATTAACCAATCAAGCTTCCTCTGAAATATGTGTGAAAGGAGTTCGAATAGACAGTCACAGACGAACCACCGGACCACGAAACAAAACCAACTGTATCATTTGCATTAAGATACAAAAATCCACTTCCAGACACATTAGCTGAGTTTGTGTTATCTAAAGCAAAAGACCTTTCTCTCGCTCCATTAATAACCCACCAAAGCTGACTAACTAGCCCGCTTTGATATACACCAGCCTGGAATATATATGTACCAGATACTGGTGCAGTGAATAGACCAGTGCTAGTGCTGTAGTGTCCACCAACATTGTAGGTTGTAGAATTCATTATTACTGGTGTTGTCTGAGCCGCCGGGTTATAAGAGTAATCAGAAGACCTTGTAGCGAGAAATCTAGGCTGGTTTGGTGTCTGCACAATGCCAGTAGCACTAACTGTTAGGGAATCAATTTTCCCTATGCCAACCCATGCTGCTCCGCTCCAAACTAAAACCCTGTCAGTATCGGTCTCGTAAATGACTTGCCCCTCGTAGGGCGATGTTGGTCGCGTTGACGATGTGCATACACCCGGCTGAGATATGCGGCTGCTTGGAAGATAATTAGAAAGACCCACAACTATGACCTATATCCATAAACAAAGTAATTGAACGTATTTGTGTCATTGGAAACTGTATTTGTTATCCTGAAGCCATCAAATGACTGCGCAGCGCTTTGATATCCACCGCCCGAGTATCCAGCATCATAGTTTGTTGAAACCCACTGAACTGTAGTTTGGTCAGTCTCGAATGGGCGCTGGATTTCTATCTGTGAAGCGCTAGGGCTACCATTGGAAGATGTAATTACAGTGAAGTAAACAAGACCGCCAGAGCCAGAGTTTGCAGGGCCAAATCCTCCGGACCATGTTGAATAGTAAGCCCCCCAATAATATGCGGAGCTAGGCGCAGAACCTGAGCTTGTCATTTGCAGTGCAATTGTTCTAATTCCTCCAGGGGAAGTAAAATCATTAAGAATTATTCTGTAGTTAGTGTACTCAGAAGAAAAAACATTATTCAGAATAAAGTTATTCCCAGAATATGAACCTGAAGTAATTAACTGTAGTCCTGGAGGCTGGTCAGTGTCTGCAATCATTACCCATGCGGCACCCTCATACACCAATACACGATTTGTGTTTGTTTCGTATATCATCTGACCTTCGTACGGCGTTGTGGGTCGAGTTGTAGACGTACATATACCAGGACGAAGATTGCTTGATACGTTACTGATTCCCACTAGAGCTCCATTCCTCTGGCGTATTCCCTTCAGATAACCAAACAGCATAATCTAATGCATATTCAGTTGTGCCGGTAGGGTCAAAATTGGCTGACCAATTTTCAGCAACAACAATAATATCGTCACCTTTTGTATAGTACTTAATCATAGTTCCGCATCCTGAATCAACGTTGAACTACCGCTATTCGAATAAAACCCGCTCTGATTTGTATTACCTATAGATGGATTGACTGTCGACGTCAGAATCATCCAGTTTGCTCCCCTGTCATAAATAGAAGGAGAAGCAGAAGTGTTTATGACTGTCCAAGAGCCAGATATAGTAGCACTAGACGGCCTAGACCTCATAACGACAGGCATGGGAACAAGAAGTGTAAAAGTTGTGCTTGCTGGTTGATATACGCTGCACCACAAGTCTCCATTATTTGCACTTACCCAGCGCCAGTAATACCTTTGACACAGTTCTAGTTCCACTCCAATAGGGCGCTGCTCAAACGGGGTGGCAACAGAACCTCTCTCTAACTGAACATCTGCGACTTTGACAATTTTTCCATATGTTGTATGCCCGCTAGTTTGAATTTCAACCTGCAAGCCATTATTGATATTGGAGTAACCAGATATATCAACGGTATGTGTAACTTTTGTCCAAGTCGCATTACTGCAAGATTGTAAAGGCTGCGTGAGCATGTTGGTTACGGTTGTGAAGTTGTCCGCAGCAGATGGCGTACCGAGCAATAAGTTCGGGGTGATGGAAGAACCTGTACTGTTATAAATCCAGGCAGAGAATGTAACAAAACCCTTGAGCCCATAAACATGGGCTGACTCTATTTTTTGCCCTAATCTGCACGTGCTTCCCCCAACACCATTGGGGGTAATGGCTAGCGAATATCTAGAATTGTTTTCTGGCGGAACAGATGTATCTCGGATAGCCCCCATTAGTGCTCCAACTGGAGACATAAACCATCTATCTGCTGTATACCCTGTTGCACCAGAGGCGACATCTATTGATGTTGCAATCCATCTTTGCCATACATCAAACCCCCCGTTGATTAGCTTGTTACGAAAACTTAAACCAGCAGGGGCAAGTGCAGCAGCACCCAGTCCAGAAGAAATACCCATTAGTTCTGTCTCTCCCAGCCAATAATAAACAGGTTTATGCCAGCCCTATCCGCATACCCATAAAGCTGGGTAGTTGATTCAAGAACGAGTGCAGTATCAAGAACGATTGTGTCATTGATGGCTATGGGGAGCGCCGACATGAATCTATTCCCTGGCGTATTTGCATTGCCCAGGGCCATGTAAATCAGAGCCTCGACACCTGATGTATTGCAAAAAATGAGCTGCTTAATTACCCATGTATAACCCGATGAAGGGCTAATAATCCAGCTGCTCGACGTACCGAGGCCGTATGGGCCATAAAGTAGTTTCTCTGTTCTGTCTCCACTTGCCATTTCAGACTCCTATGTCCATTGTAATGAGGGCAGCGCTCGATGAGCTAGACATTACACTTCCTCCAATTGCTGTGTATGTCATGCCGTCGTTGGTGAATTCCCACTTGTCGTCCATTTCGTTCCAGCGAATAGCGGTAGTGGGATACATGCCACCACCACGATTAACCTCTATTCCAGCATTCCCGGTTGGGAACATGGCTCCACTATTCAAGGTTATTATGTTGTCTTTTACCTGTAGTTCGGCTGTATTTATAGTTGTTGTTATACCAGAAACGGTCATGTTCCCTGTAACCACTAGGTCGTCGTCAATAGTTACAGTACCGCCGGCAGAGTCAATTGTAAGATTTCCAGATACTGTGTCTATCTCTCTATCGTCAGTAATGCCAACTTGTACTTTTTTAGATGTGACACCAGTAAAGTTAACTTCTGCTTGAGGCGCTACATCCTGACCTATTGCGATAGTTGGGCTAGAACCTTCTCCTGGGGTGTGTGTAACCGTAACTCCAAGGCCAGCAGTAATGTCTGATACATAGTTCCCTGTTGTATCTGTTCCTAATTCAATAGAACCAGTTGTCCAGTTAGAGCCATCGTGTTTTAAAAAATCACCAGAAGATACAACTTCGTAAAAAACGCCAGACAAATTATTTAGGGCAGTCATCCCCTCTAGGGCTATAGGGGCATTAGCCGAGCCTCCCTCTACGTGCTCGTAAAGCACCCTCCATCTCCCGAATGTGCCATATTCATCCCAGAAAAGTTTTGCGTTATACCTTGTCCCGCGTTCGACTTCTATGCCAGCTTCCAGCACCGGACTGCCAGTAACTCCTGAATTGAGGATAACAACATTGTCTTCAACTAAAAGATTTTCTGTATTAAGCGTCGTTGTTGTTCCGGAAACAGTTAGGTTCCCAGTTACGGTCAAATCGCCATTTAGTTGCGAAGATGTTTCACCAACCTCAAGTCCATACCCGCCAACGGGCTTGATATATACAGAGCCCTGTAGTGACTGGATTGTAGTATCGCCAGCCCAGCCTCCTAGCTGAAGCTTGTCTAACGACAGGCTTGAGAATTGTGGGGTAGACACTACAGCAACGGTTGGACTGGAGCCCTCTCCAGGAGTGTGAGAAACGCTTATGTTTGTACCAGCCGTTACGTCAGATACGTAGTTGCCAGTAGTGTCGGTGCCAAGGGCGATTGAACCGAGAAGAGCTATTGTTCCAGTTGCGTTTGGAATTGTTATTTCATTTGTGCCAGTAATAGTCGTCGGCTTTTTAATGGAAACGTAATTGCTTCCACTGATAAACATAAGTTTTGCTGAGTCAAAATCTGCAATTGGGTTTCCGTTCTCGTAGACCTCTATACCGCTTACGCCTATGTTTGTTGAATATGTTCCGCCGCTATCGCCATAATAAACAGCTATTCCAGAAGACTGAATAGAAGAATATCTGGAACCGCCACTAATTGATTCAGATACCCGGAGTGAATATGGGCTTGTGTAGAGACCATTGGGTCCGTTTTTAGTAACAACCCAATCAGTTCCGTTGTAATAAAGAAGTGTCCCGCCAGCGCCATCAAAAGACTGGCCAGACGTATTCACATTAGAAAGGTCGTCGAGGAGAGCATTAAGTGAAACTGTTGGGCTTGACCCTTCTGATGGTGTGTGAGAAACGGAAATTCCTGTTCCAGCATTTAACCCAGAAACATAGTTGCCAACCGTGTCGCTGCCAAGGGTAATTACACGGTTTTCCCAGCGTGATTCCGCAGCGTCCCAAAAGAGAACTTGGTTTGTTTGAAGTGCGTAATCATAGAGTGTTGCTACCCAAGCATTTACGCCTTCCGATGAGTCGTAAACAAGAAGTGAACCCTCTGTGAAAGTTGTCGCCTCGACGTCTTCAAGGCTGTTGATTGAAAAACTACCAATAAAATCATTTGCATTAATTGTTTGCCAATATGGCGGCTGCTCTTCCCCGGGAGACCTATGTATAAGTAAACTGTTGTAATCAATGCCGGCAGTATCAACGTCGCTTAAGTCGTTTATTGCTAGTTGTGAGTTAACCCACAGCGAGCCGTTGTACTTAAGGACATCACCAGATATTTTTCCACTAATAGCAACATCATGTAATTCGTCTAGTTCGTAGCCGTTTTGTGTCGCAACATAGATGATTCCATTTACTGTCGCCCGCACAACCACACCAATAAATACCAAATGGTCTGGTGCTGTTGGTTTTGTCGTGGTGAATGCACCGTTTTCCCCAAGCCACAGAACATCTCCGGCTGTATATCCAGTAGATAGGTTTATGCCGTCAACATATCCTCGGGTGACAATTGGTCCATTTTCATTTGCAAGAATATTTGCACCAGCAACACCAACTGTTTTTGATGAGGTTGTGTCTGAACTGTTATCCGCTCTTTTTACAGTCGCATGGTCGCCTGTTGAACCAAATAAATAGACACAGGTTCCTGTCGTGATAGTTGTCGACTCCGCATTTCTCACATAAGAGACAAGGGGGATATGACCGTTTACCCAGTTTGTGCCGTCATAAGAAAGACCCTGAAATTCTTCAGGTGCAGTAATAACCACATCTGATAAACCATTTAGGTCTGAAGCAAATCCACCTATTGCGTCCTGCACAAATTCGGTTGTGGCTATTTGAGTTGTATCCGTTCCGTATGCGGCTGTTGGCGCTGTTGGCGTCCCTGTTAGGCCTGGAGACGCGAGGGGGGCTTTGTCCGCTAGAGCGTTAGTTACAGTTGTAGCAAAGTTTTCGTCATCACCTAATGCAGCAGCTAATTCATTTAGTGTGTCTAGAGCGGCTGGGGCAACATCTACTAAGTTTGATATCGCTGTATCGACATATGTCTCCGTAGCAACGCCATCTTGTGGAACCCAGTTTGTGCCGTCAAATTTCAGGAAATCACCAGAAGCTGCAGTAGAAACGTTTACATCAGAAATATCATCAAGAGAATCAATTGTTGCAGCAGCAGACTGATTAACCCAACTAGTTCCGTTATATGTAAGCACTTGGCCATTTGCGGCGGACGTAATGGCGACATCGCTCAGCTCATCTAACGAGCTTGCACCACCACCCCCACCAGAACTCCCACCAAAAAGAACTTGTGACGAATATACAGTTACGCGAACGTCATTTAGTGCTGGAGGTTCGGAAAAATATATAGTTGCTGTATCAACTGTCGTTGCTTCCCAGGCTATGTCTATTACTCCATATGGAGACGATTCTTCGCGACAAACAATATTAATGTCTCTGGTATTTAAATTATGAGACAAAAGATACTGGAGAGATGTCCCATCGCCAATTGTTGTTGAGTATGTTCCGCTTAGTGTTGTTGCGCCTGTATATAGAACATTTATCCTTACTCCGTCTACAGCAGGAGGCTCAGAAAAAATAATCCCGACAGTATTAGAGTCAGTAGACTCCCAGCCGATTTCGATATTTTCGTATGGCGAGGCATTATTTCTGGCTATTACGAGAACATCTCTGCTGCCAAAATTATGAACTACAGAAAATTCAGTTGTTGTGCCGTCGCCTATTACTGAAGCTATTGCGTACTTTGAGTTGTTGCCAAGCGATGGCACCCATGATGTTCCATCATAGGAAAGAATGTCCCCTTCTTGAACTCCGGATACGTCCACATCGTCCAGCTCAGCCAGAGTCAAAGAACCGCTAACGCTTACCCATGATGTGCCGTTGAGGATATATAGAACTAGAGTGTCAGAATCAAACCACAAATCTCCAGACTCAGCGTCAAGCGGCTCTGTAGCCTGGATAGTTACGTTTGCCCCAGAAGATACTTCAAGCCACTCGTTATTTGAGCGAAAATAGAAAACGTTGTTAGTCGTATCAACGGCTATTGAGCCATTAGGAAGTTCGGCTGTAGGTGTCCCATTGGTAGTGAGTGTTATTAAGCCACCGGTAGCTTCAAGTATGTCGTCCGTCTTTAAGTGGTTTGCATCGTCTCTATATAAAACAACATCGCCACTTGCTGAACCGCTAGACCACGTAATACGGCCGCCTGCGTCAATGCGTATCCTTGCATGAGAATCATTCACAACACGGGCTGAAATAGCCTCATCGCTGACGCTAGAAAATTCTATTCCGCGTAGGGGTGTTCCTACAAAACGTGTCATGAATACAGCCTCAACTGTCTTCTAAAGCGCCCCTCGAGGCGCGGTGATTAAATTGTTAGTTTGCGCCTTTGCCGAAAGCTGTATCTTTCGGGTTTAGGTAACGAAGAACAACTGGTAGAGCAGCAGCCCACAACGAGTTTAGTGCGGCTTTCCAGTCGCTGGTAGCTGCATACGTCGCAACAGCTGCACCAAGAACGCTTCTTGCGTATGAGGCAAGCATTGCTTTGTTTGCATCAGTGAGTTTCATAATGTCTCCTTATCCAGTTACCACAACGGTAAACGCATTGCTTGCTGGCGCAACAGAAAATGTTACGTCAACAGAATCTGTTGTTGTGCGAACCACGTCAGCAATGACGGTGTCATAGCTAGATGAATCAAATACTTGAACTATTACGGCCCGTGTACCGAAATTATGTGTAATGGTAAATGTTGTGCTTGCTCCATCACCAATTACTTTGCTCGCGACTCTTGCCAACACAGGTGTAGTGGTATTTGCTCCTGTTGGTGAGGTGGCGGCAAGGTTTGTACGAGCCTGCGATTCTGTAGATGCATTCGTGCCGCCATTGGCTATTGGCAGCTGCCCGCTAACACCATTGCCAACACTTGAAGTGAGGTCAATTGTGTCTACAGACAAAACTCCGGCTGTAAATGTAAGGCCTGTGCCAGCAATGCCGTTCGTAAGATGTAGACCGTCCACTGTCGTCTCAAGGCCGGCAACAGACTCGTCAATATTAATCTGTATGTCGTCGCCAGAAAGTTCCAGACCACCAGTAGACACAAGGTTGACGGACAATACGCCGTCATCCCAGCTAAGGCCGTCGCCGGCCGCGCCAGAAGCTATACGAAGCGTGTCGTCTGTGATTTCGATGGATGTTTCATCTACGTTTACATCAAGAACATCGCCTGTCTTAGAAAGACCAGCCCCAGCAAGAATATTTCCCGCTACCGAAAATAGCGCAAATTCAAGACCTGTTGTTCCGAGAGAAATGGAACCATCGGTAATAAGAACCCAGCCAGAATCGGCGTTTAATGTTCCCTGCTCAACAAACGTGAACATTCCGCCAGTTACTTCAAGCGACGAGTCTGCATCTTCCGACCTAGAAGGCGCACCAGACTCTGCTACGACGTAAATACCATTTTCTGAAGCGGTATCTTGGTCTTTGACAAGAACTCTGTCTCCGGCAACAAGCGTATAGCCGTCAATAACGTCGCCAGCTTCAAGGCCGGTTGAAAGAGTTATTGGGCCTGTTGTTGCAACTTTTACTGATGCTTTTACATCTAGTCCAGTTCTAGCCGAATCAACATACGATTTGTTGGCAGCATCAAGACCACTAACTGGAGTTGCGACCTGGAATCGACCATTGGAGTCTCTGATGACAAGCGTATTGACAGAGTCGGACGCGGACGCAGCGTCTAGTTTTGATTTGTCCTCTGCGGACATAACACCATCGTCAGACCCTGTCGCTAGATTTGGTGTAATTGTTACTGTGCCGTCGGAGTTGTTAGTTACAGTAATTGCTTCTGACGCGGCACCAGCAGAGGAAACGCCAACAACTAGCCTCTGCCATGCGGAACCGTCGTAATACTTGAGGGTCTTTTCTGTTGAGTTATATATAACCCAACCAGTGAACGTGCCGGATGTCGGGTCGCTCGAGACAGATTCAAATCGACCCTTCAGAATCTGATTCTGTACTAGGTCAAGATTTGTTACGAATTTAGTTGCCATTTGCCCTGCCTTAGGTCAAGTATGCGTATCCAGAGAACGGAGTTGTGAACGACACAGTCACCTGCGATGTACTGTTATATGTTACCTCACCAATAACGTAGGTATCAGCAGAATCAACTATTGTTACTGATGGCTTACCACCTAATGTGTGTGTAATGACCCATGTTTCTGCCGGCACCGCTTGTGAGTGGACGTGACGCCTCGTGTTTCCGGCTGCGCCACCAGTTCTAACTATGACTTGGTTTGGCGCATCCTGGTCAATGATTATTTGGTTTGGAGTGTCTTGGTAAACATTGACATTGTTCGGAACTGTATTACTCACCGCGTCACCTCCAGCGACAGCGTAAATGTGCCCTGTATAACGCGTGACACATTGCCTCCGGCGTCAATAATTTCAAGGTCATAGACACCACTTGAGGTAAGCCCAGCTGTGTCGGAGTCGCTCATGCGAATTGTTATTTTCCCCTCATCACCGTCTATTTCTACTCCGCCATTTTCTGTAGTTAGAGTAATCATTACAGAAGAAGAGTCAATTGTGCGTCTAACCTGCATTCTGGCGGTATGCCCAGACAGGTCATAAACGTTATAAACAGTGTCGTCAAGCGGGTCTGGTGCTTGAAGCTCGAGTACGCGTACGAAAGTAGTGCCCTGCTCACACAGAATGTTATATGTGCCTGCTATCACGGCGTACTCTCCATATGTCTATTGTAGATTACGATTTATATACACATAAGCTAATAATGTATTGACATTATAGCTATTGCTCTCCGGGGTAAGAACACTCTCCGGACATAATCATTTCTGACGCGCATTCCAACATTCCGCTAGCCAACCATGGGCTCATGCCAGCAGATACGGAAACTGACAATTCGCTGGATTCGTTGCTCGCAACCTCTGCAACAATAATGAAGTTTGTCACCAGTTTTGAGGGCAAAATGTCTCTCATTAGGAGCTCAAACTGCTCTCGTAGCGCCTGCTCTTCACTGTCGGACATAATGAACCTCCATATGTTCTTATTCCGTCATAACATGCGTCAGCTTGACGCCAATTGGTTTAGCTTTCTGCACAGCCTCGAGAACAAGGCTAGAAGACTCCCCAATCATTGATTCGTCCCCACCAATTGTTTCATGCCATGGTGTTTCTATTGTTATTTCAAATGGGTGTATTGAGTAGTCGTAGATTAGAGATACAGTTTTATCCCCGACCAGCATCAACTTGACTGCTTCTTCGATGGCCTGCGTTGTTCCGGCCTTGAAACCAAAACTCTGTGTTTCCACTTGCCACTGTACAAGTTCTCTTTGTGTCTCAGCATTAAATGTTGGCGGGTTGAGGTCTGAGTATGAAGTTAAACGCAATCCATCTTCTCCGTCTAATAAAGAAGAGTTAAGAAGAAACGGGTCACGGTCTATTTCAAGAGATGATGTAAATCTAGTAACAGGCTTAGTCCCAACGAACTTAGAAATCCACAGAAGCCTATCCACATCTGTAACCTCTGGGCTTACTATCGTGCTAAGTGTTGCGTTGCTCGTGTCATTATTCCGCATAGCAGTATCTAGATATGCCATTTGTAGGGTTTCCCTGACAGCATCGTCTAATCCACCTGTAGATATATCAATAAATCTATGTAGCGGAATATCTATTGGCGCAACGGTAGTGAAGTCATCTTCAAGCATAAAGTCTGGCAAAAATCCAGAAACGTACTGCAGAGCAATATTGTTCTGTATAAATTCCATTTGTGGACACAAAACAGGGCTTGTGAAATAAACAGTTTCGTTTACTGATTTATCAACAGTGATATTGATTGCTATAGACGGAGAAGGCGAAGTGAACTCTTCCGTCAAAACGCGTATTATCGACCACTGAGGAGATAACACACCTTCTGCATTAACAGACGAACTAGCGGCAGTAATTTCATATGTGTATATTTGCTGTATCGATAGAGAAACTGATGCATCTTCTATGGCGACACTGACAGTACCCCCGTTGGGAGCTTTTAAGCCGAAAACAAATAGAGCTCTAGCGTCATGAAAGCTAGTGTCTCCTGGCAGGGGGTCTATATATATTGTGTTGGATAAACCGCCACTAAGAGATATCTGACGACAATTAAGTGCCGGAGTCAGCTCTGTAAACCCGGCGTCACTTATTGTGGTTCCTGGCCCAGCAGTCCAAAATCCGTTTGTATTTAGCGAACGAAGAGTGAATGCATCGCCAGTGAATCTATTACTAATCACGAGACCGTAACCTCAACTGTTGCTCTAGGGAGACTTCCCTTGTACAAAAGCTGGAGTGCTGTTACTCCGGTACCGGGGTTTATTTCTTGAATTGCTTTTTCGTTTCCTGCCATGGCCTGCGCTATGTCGCCGTATTCTGGAATTATGGGCGTCACAGAGTTAACATACGCAACACCATCAACAGAGTTTGCTTTTACTACGACGTCAAAAACGCGTATTGTTTTTTCCCATTGGGGCCACGCTTCCGGGGAAACAAAATACTGTAGTTCTTCTGCTACGGAAGCTACTACGCCAGATGCAGAATATTCACTATCGACAGTTACGTCTACGGAGAATTGTATGTCACATATAAGGGCATCGAGAACAACAAAACTCAATCCAGCGACGATGCGTTCATTTACGGCGTCATAAATAGCTGTTTTTACGTCACTGGATAACGGGTGACCTTCTTCGTCACATACGAATATTGCAAAAAATCCCGGATACTCAGTTGTATTATCGTGTCGTAACCTAAACATGTCTATTAGGTCTGCTGCAACCGGAGATATTCCTACGTTTCCTTCGGCAGTAAAGCCTATTTCATTCCCGCTCGGAGAAGTGTCATATAACCCTGAAGCTACAGAGGCAATCCCACCGGAACCAGGCTCTCTGTTTATAATGCGTGTATAGTCAGTAAAGTCTGAATTTGTAGCAAAATTATCACTGACCAATACGGACGCTGTTTTCAGTGGCACATTTGTTATGACTATAGATTTATCTATATCGTAAACCGGGTTCACTAGGTCGTACACTTTGCATCTGAATGCATCCGGGAAGTTCGAGACAATGAACTCCTCTATTTGTTCCGCTGTAACTAGTGAGCTACTCAAGGAAGCAAGGTACGAAGTGGCCCTATTAAAGTACTCTTCGTCCGTTTCTGGTTCGTTTCCTTGATTAATCAGTGTCAATGTTTGGCATGCCAACACAGAAGGATTAGGCTGGACAATTGTCAAGTCTGTACCTGGCAAAAGTGTGGGTATAACACCAGGCACTTCACACACTAAAGTTGCGTATGCTATTGCTTCTGCTGGCTCTGCAGTTATTTCGGAAGTGGTCCTAAATGGGTACTGAACAGTTTCGTTGCCGACAACGGCTTCATAGACAACGAAAAAATTGTTAGGTACAGAAGAGCTGGAATCTACGAGAGTAAACTCGACGTTGACTGTTGAGAACGTGGCTTCATATCTATTGAAACCCATCAGGCGCAGGATTCCCTCCATTAGACCATGGGGCAATCTATTGATTGTGCTCAGGTTCATTGACGCCATCAGTGCACATGCTTGGAGTATCGAGTCCTCGATGGTCCCAACGCGCGGCGTAAATTCGGGCATTGCTATTCTGGCGTATTCAACTGCACTGTCGTAGACGTCTGTCGCATCCCTATCGTCAATAGTTAAGTCAATGTATTGGGAAAAATCAGGTGAAGCCATTACCGACCCTCGAATGACACATTGAGACGGACAACGCCACCAGCGTTGGCGCTGCTCGAAACGGAAAGGTCAGAGATTTTTATTTCTGGCCAAAATGTTGACACATTCCTGTAGAACTCAGACTTGATAAATACGGTAAACGTGGGGTCAGTTATTCCGTATGTCGGCTCTAGTACCATTTCACCTCGGCGGGTACGTGCTATTAACGCAATGGCCTGTGCCTTATAGTCGTCAGAATTTTCAGACAGCGTGACGGCACGCCCCCTGTTGAAAGATAATGGGAATTTTAAAGTGTCCATAACATACCTGCCCGTAGCCATTTTATAATAGATTGCCCCATTATGAAGCCTTCTTGCCAATAACTACAACCTCATCAAGTTTGGCGTCAAGAAATCCAACAAGCACGCTGTCGCCAGTTACTATTGTTGCATTCGTGAATACAAGGCATGGGCCAATAGTCTGACCAGGGTTTACGCTCGGTATTGTCACAAACACATTTGAACCGGTCACCCTCGTGACCTTGGCTATGTGGAGACCTGCCTTGAACCCCTTGCCAGGCGAGCCTTTTGTGGAGTTTGTAAATCGTGAAGTTGGGTCGTATAGCATTTATAACCTTATATTTCTCTGTGCTAAGGAAACCGGACTTGTCGCCGCAATGTTCTTTATTGGCTTGCCATTTTGTTTTGTTGGCTCTATTGGGGTTCTGAATGTAACTTGAGCAGATTCTGGTGAACCTTCTGAAAAAGAAACATTAGTAACAAGATATGCGCCAAAAAAGTAATCAGGCTTAGGACCAACAAGAACCGTGTGGCCAGGGCGTATTTGGCCACCGTTAGGCATTAATACTTTACATGAACCATTTGCTGCCAGCGCGTCATTGTCTGATGTCTCAAAAGTGGGCCATGTTTCTAATCTAAAACCTAGCCTGTTTAGCGAGTGCTGAGCATACTTTATGTTTGTAGCTTCACCCAGCCCTATTCTCTCCAGCTCATAGTCGGATATTGGACCATCGTTCCCAGGGACATACAAAAGGGGCAAATACTTTCGTATTAAGGATTTCCCACCTTCTCTCACTAGGGCTTCTATCAATCCATATTTCCACATCAAATATTCATGCTGTGCATATATGAGTATGCCGTCAACCTCAAAACATACAAATTGATTATTACCAGCAGTTCGAGTCAATACATCCCATACTGATTCTTCCTGCTCTCCGCTTCGTGCATTGAACTGCGATTTCGTCTTTGCTGTTTTTTGACCAATGAAGCCAAGATTGTATTTAGTCGCAGCATTTTTTGCATACTCATACCCTGAGCCACCTTTGACAGAGCCACGCTTTTTATCACGCTTCATTTGCTGTATTGCCCTACTGCATATTGTTATGGATACTTCTGGAGAACCACCAGAGCCAGCTTGGCATGATATATCCGCTATTTCATAGTCTCTTCCCCTATATTGAACAACCCTTCGTGGAACAAAATAATTATTGTCCATCATTAGATATGCTTCATCGCGAACACGTATTGTTACAGATGAGTTTAAATCCATGTTATAACTTACATTGATATCTAGAAGATTGCTCTGAAAATACTTTTGCGCTTCACCAACCAGGTCAGGAAGAGTTATTATCCCGGCAAATGGTGGTTCACCAACACCCTCTTTAAGAAGAAGCTCAACTGGTTTCCATGCCTTTAGTGGAAGTTCAGACTGTGTTGTTTTGTAATATTTTGCATAATATGACGACTGCTGACGCTCAATTATTTTTATGGCGGCTGATGCTTCTCTTGCGGAAGCATATTTGCCCAGATGTTCCCCTGTTTCTAGATATAAATCTGTCGCTTCTGCGGAAGAAAGCAAAGTTGGTTGACCATCTATAGATGCAACCCTAGGTATAACAATATGCTCAGAGCCTATTTTTATTGCTATTGCAGAAACAGTTTCTATTTTTTTGTTTGCCAACTCAACAATTGGTCTTGCAAACAAATCTATATTTCCCCTATACCAAGATAGGGCGGTGTTATCAGAGTATTGAAAAGTGAAGTCTATTAAATCTTTATCACTTTTGAATTCTTCGTTGAGCGACTTTTTTGCATATGCTTTGTAGGTTCTTTCAAGAACCGGTGCATATTTATCAGCAGATTTTTTGTCTTTGAAAACGCCCAAATGTGCGCCCGTATCGTCGTATAATGCCCTCGCTTCAGATGCAGACAAAGCTTCGCCATCAGGGGTAAAGCGAGGGATAATTATGTAGTGAAGAGTTTTAGAGGAAAATGAGTATATTTCAGGTCCGCTTACAACATTTCCCTTTACTGAAATAACAAGTGGATTTAGACCCTGAACTCCACCGCTAATTCGTTTAACAAATCGGGAAGTTAAATTTATTGTCCCATATGACCACACTGAACGAGCCGATATGCCGACATCTCTGGCGGATGGGTAAACTTCTAGAGGTGATGAGAACACTAAACATCATCCCCGTTGGTAATTCGCAATTTCGTTAATTAACGACTGAGGGATATCTATGTATGGTGGGATAGCTCTTCCGGGGACCTGGAGACCTCTTAGTAGGTCCTGAACGCTGTACGGATAGCCAGGAACGCCATTCGCTTTATTGGAATCAATTTTTTGCTCCAGGGCTTTCCGCAGCCAGTACAAGTTTGCTGCTGAACCAGGACCTCCGCCACCAGGTGTTGTTCTCTTTTTTGAAGAAGCGCTAGGAACACCGTATCTAAATCGTGGCAAAAGAATAAACCTTTGACGTAGTTCTTTGTACTCTATGCATGAGACAGAACATGAGGCTGCGACAGCATTTCCTGTAGCATCGTCGCGCGTAATATTGAACGTCATATTGTCTATATACCAAGCATTTTCTTGTATTGAATTAGACATGTTCTCAAAGGCAACAGGGACACCAAGGTCAGATATTGTACGAAGCCTAAATATTTGGTCTTCGATTGAGTTACTGAAACCGTCATAGTAAGAGAAGTTCGCCGTACTTCTGTTTATGATTGGCTGGTTGAAGTTCGGATTGTTCCTATTTTGCTCGATGTACTCCGGGGTTGTCTCCCGCAATGGGAAATTGGCAGGGCGGCGGGCAATATTTGTTGATGCCTGGACTCTCTTAACCACTGCAAACTCAAACGACAGACGTCGTAATTTACCCCCAGTGATGTCGGCGATAGGTATTGCATATGGGCGCTGTATCTCGTTCAATTCAGCGCCAAATCCTTCAAGCTGGAATTGTGTTGGCGGTGCCTGAAAAACGTATGACAAACTCGGTTCCGCGATTGTGTACATGACCCTATCTTGAGTGGGTATATATATCCATTGCTTGGCGGCATTATCCAGCACAGGGCTCGGGTTATTGCTGTCAATATTATATTTTCGTCCAGTTATGCTTATACCCTGTGCCATTACATTCTCCGTCTCGTCTGCTTTTGCAGGGCAATTATTTTTTGAATCACTTGGTCAGCTGTGGCGCTAGCGTCACTCGCTTCGACAACAGTAATATTGAAGCTGTCGCCACCATATGTTGTTGAGCCCGCCGTAGTTCCTCCAGAAACGGGAGATGACCTATCACCAATAGGCCCAATAGGGGGCACAACATGTAGATGCCGCTGACCAGCAACGCCGTGGAATTCAGCGAATCCGCCAGCATCAGTAATATTTTTGGCGTACTGCTGAAGGTTGTCACCCGTTAGGTCATATGCCCTTCCGGTTGCATGGTCTGAACTTGGGGAGCCAAGACCCCACTCGCGCCATGAAGAAGTAATCATTCGTTTCCCGGGCAGCATGCTATTGAATTTCGAGTGAGCGCCCATGGTGGCTCTAAGCGCTTTACTAGTAGAAGTGTCTCCTACTTTGACCGATGCGCCGAAACGACCTGTTATATACCACCCCGGTCCATCTGCTCCAGTAGCGTTGTATGTTGCATTTGGATAATTGGCTGGCGGACCTGACCCAGCACCAGCACCACCGCCTCCGGCAAAAGGACTTGAATTCCACCATGGCGGAGCATCTGTCCACCATTGCGGATTATCTGTAGCTTGCGCAAGGCCATCTTTAAATGCTTGCGTCATTTGGTTGTAGATTTCCTGAGCACCTTCACTCATAGCATTAATTGTGTCCTGAGTCATCTGACCAGTGTCTATAGTTTCTAGGAGCATTCCACCGACTCTTGTACCTCGCTTAGCCTGTCTGGTGCTCGTCAAGCCAAGACGAGACGCAAGACGCCCGCCCACTGCCCCCATTGTTCTGTCTGACGACGAGAAGAATGTCCCATCTTTGATTGCTTTTTCTAGCTGGTATAGCTGCGTCTGTGCTGTTTTGTCACCGGCTCTAGCCTTGGTTAAAAGACCAATAATTTGGTCTTGCATAACCTTACGGCCACCCTCAACGTCGCTAAAACCATATCCCTTTTCGACCAGCTGTTGGCCAATGTTTGTAACTAGCTGCGCTGCTATATCAGTCTGCTCAGTATCGAGCTGCGACTTCAGCAACGCATCAAATTCAGCATTCCGCGTTACTCCCGCCAACTCGCTGCTATATATTTCGCCAGTTTCCATACCGGTTGCGCGCTTAAGGAATGCACCAACTCCACCTTCTGGTGTTGTTAGCTGTTCATAGTCAATAACTTTTTGGTAATAATCAATAAACGCTTCAGTAGATGTATCGCCACCAAGAAGGCGTGTTCTTGCAGCATTCAGGGCGTCTTCCATTTGCTTCGACTCAGCAAAATTTTCAAATACGCTAGTTGATTTAATTGTTATATCGCGGAGTGATTGGTTGATTTGTTCCGCTGTTTGAACCATCCCAGCGCCGAGTTTGGCGATTACGTCAGTGAGCTTTACGGTTGGGTCAAATAGATTGACATTCATTTTTGAAGCGAGATTCATTATCTCTGCAGATGTCATGCCGGTAGCTAGTTGAAGACCTTTCATTGATTCATCGAACTGGTCAAACATGGGAGTTATAGCTTCTTCCATGTCTCTGGCTTCTTTTTTGAGACGTCCTACAGACTGTTCGCCATAACCACCCTGGCCAGACATGAGTTCGGCTGTCCGAGAATCTATGACTCCAGCGTCAACAAATCTTTTAAGCGAGGAAGTTCTTTGGTC